AAGGCGCTCGACACGACTTTCTATTTTGTCATTAAAGACGCAGCTGGAGTTTATCTAAACTCGGATCTAGACAGAACGACGGCAAAGGCATCATGCGATGTCACCCGCGCACACTGTCAGCAGGCCGGCGGTGATGTCTCAATAACAATTACAGCAGTCAATTGATCATGGGCGTATCTGTAACAAGAACTATCAAATATATACGCAAAGGCGATAGCGCGGTGAACTATTACATCACGCTATCTGCCAAGACCTTTGCTACAGATAGCACTGGCAAGCCGACTAATACAAGCGACGGTATTACAATTCGGGCTTACAAGCAGATAGGCAATAACTCCGCAGTACTTCTAAGCGGCTCAAACGGTGACAACTGGGCTATCTCAGCCGTTATCCGAACAGGGGGGACTAATTTAAGAAATTACGCAAGCAACTCGAATGCCGATTTAGTTATTTCAGCGCCGACGACTGCTTTTGATGAAATAATGATCGATTTTTCAGTTACCCTAAATTTAGTTACCCAGTCTTACCAGAAAGAATCTATCATGCCATTGAAACAAGGCAGCCAAGGCAGCGTAGGGGCAACTCTTCGCGGCCCACAAGCATGGAGCGACATGGCTAACGGATATAGTTTTCAAGCCGGAAATCAAGGTGATGCCTGGAAGGATGTCGTTCTTTACAACAGTAATTATTATAGTTGCATCAAGGATCATACGAAGTCTTCTACGAATTACCCCACGAGTACAGAGGATAATAATAACGGTTATTGGCAACTAGGTGACAAGATAGAACTGGTGGCGACTAAAATATTACTGGCAACCTATGCTTTAGTTAAAAATCTAGGCGTAGAAGCTATCGATATGAAAGACGCTGGTGGCAATATACTTTTTCAAGCTAAAGACGGTAATGTCACCTGTAAGACTGGGACGTTTGAAAATGTAACAGTCAGCGGGATACTTAACGGTGTATCTGGAAGCTTTAAATCTCTTGATTGCGTAAATGACTCGGGGGTTAAAGTTGGCGGCATCAGCTTCGGAAGCGATGGAAGAATGTGGTTTGAAGGTGATTTGTACTCACAAGGAACGGCGCCATCAGGCAGGCCATATAGATTTTACGGCTCTGACATGTGGTGTCGCGCTACTTTCGGTGCAAGGCAGCGATCTGTTTTAAGAGTCATTGGCGCGTCCGCATATTACTACCCAAACGGTATCGACGGATCATCTGTAGCCGTCTCACTCACTCAGAGGGTCTCGTCAAACCAAGTCACATACTATGTAATCGACTGCTACGGACAAGCTGGAGACTATGCGGGTATGCCGATTGACGTCGTTGCATTTAATATCAACAGCGCAAGTACGTATGTATATGAACTGAATATGTCAGAAAGCCAACGCGTATTGATCGTGAACGGAAACAATTCGCAGAATAACGTACAGATCTTCACTCACGGAGGTCTTGTGACATACAACGGCGGAGCAGTCGGCGAGGTAGTCAAGATATCAGTGGTAGAAAATCCTGCCACAGTTTCTGGGACTTTAGGAAAAGGACTGTTTACTGGTCCTATACAAGACAATAACTGGTAATTTTTAAATATAAAGATATGACAAAACAGACAAAAAAACTCAGTGCGCAGACAACGGTTACTACGGTCAACGTTGGGCAGAAAGTACCTCTTGTAGATACCAGCGGTAATGTGACTCTTATCACACCTGACAACCTCAAGGTCGGCATGATAGGAACGCTAAATCTCAACGCAATTGAAGACGGTATATTTATCATGTACCATCGTAAAAGTGATAACTTTCCGTTGATGGTCAAACCGCATAAATGGACCGCTACACAGACAAGCGGTGAAGTAGCGGATGGCGTCGTGCTAGTAGAAGGTGGGAAATGCCTCGTCATAGCGCCAACGGAAAGCCCTAGTACATTACTATGGAGCAGCGCTGCCCTTAGCGGTGGCGGTTTCACTACTTCGGATCGGGTAGCAGCCATGAACGACTGGGCTGGAAAGACGAATACCGCGGCACAGATTGCGGCATCTACTACAAACGCTGTGACAAACACGGCAAGTTATGCACCTGGCTTTTGCAACTTGTACAGCCGCGTCAACGCCAACGGCTTTGGGCTGACAGCTGGCAAATGGTGGCTTCCATCTGAGGGCGAATTGATGGCTATTTATGCTAATATGCTGAAAATCAACTATGCCTTAAGTCTGATAACAGGCGCCACGCAGTTGGTTGAAGATGCTTATTGGTCATCGACCGAGCTCAGCGCGACGTACGCCTGGTTTCTGACTCTCAGCTACGGCTTCATGATCTTCAGCTCTAAGGCTTCGTACATGTTTCGAGTTCGCCCAGTGTCAGCATTTATCAGCTAATAGTTAATCTTTAAACTTTAATCTTTAAACTTTTGGTGCGGCGGAAACCGCACCAAAATAAACTAGAATGGACAAAGTAAAATTAGTATCTAACACACATATATATCTAGACACGAATGCACTTTTAGACGAAATACTTGACATAACACCAAATTTTCCGAGAGCTTATAAATATTCGATAGGTGCAAAGATGCATGAATTGGGAATTGGATTATTACAGGACATTGCAGCCGCATTTATTAACCGAGAACGGGAATCACGAATACAGTATCTAGTCAATTTCCAAACTAAGTTTGAGATTTTAAAAACACTTATGCGTAAGGCAGGAGAAAGAAAATGGATTAAAGGAATAGGACGGTATGCCCATATCATAGAACTGATGGACGTCATAGGTAAACAATCAACAGCGTGGAAAAACTCACTAATAAAAGTTAAGGAGTAGCCAGAATCGGAAAGTCAAGACAAACCGGGAGAGCAATTTTCCGTAATAAATGGGCTGCATACCATCATTTATGGTTAAGAATAAGATAATGCAGCACAGATTTGCGAGCCGACCGAGGGCAGCGCGACGAACGCCTGGAATCTGAATCTCAACAACGGCAACATGAACAACAACACTAAGGCTTCGAACATGAATCGAGTTCGCCCAGTGTCAGCACTATTTACGGAATTAAAACAACAAGATATATGATTAATACAGACGATATGTTGGAAGCGTACTACGACTGCCGAAAGAACAAGCGGAGAACAGCCAGTGCGGTTGTATATGAGATGAATTACGAAAGCAACTTGCTTGCATTGCGTGATCGTATCAATGCACGGACATATACGCCTGGAAAATCAATATGCTTTGTTGTAACACGTCCACGTTTCAGGGAGGTCTTTGCCGCGTCATTTGAAGACCGAATCGTACATCACTTCATTGCGATAAGGCTGGAACCGTTATTTGAGGCGGTATTCAATCCTCGGACGTTCAACTGCAGAAAAGGAAAGGGGCAGCTATACGGCATCAATATGTTGCGCAAGGATCTAGAGGATTGCAGCAATGGCTATACGACAGACTGCTACATTTTGAAATTAGATCTGAAAAGCTTTTTTATGAGCATCGATAAATCCTTGATGGCAAGATTGATAGATGAGTTCATTGTAAAGTATTATAAAGGTGGTGACATCGAAGACCTGCGTTATCTTTCACAAATCGTGGTTCTACATCATCCTGAAAATAACTGTGAGAAGCACAGTCCTGCAAAATTCTGGAGCCAATTGCCTGCAAACAAATCGCTTTTTACCAATGGAGAAAATCGCGGTATTGCTATCGGCAATCTGTTTTCGCAGCTCTTTGCAAATTTCTTACTCAATATCCTAGACTGGTACCTGGAAGAACTTGGCATCAAGTATCATGGGCGCTACGTTGATGATTTCTATTGTATCCATTCGGATAAGCAAAAGCTGTTAGACATTATACCACTCGTGCGCGACAAACTAGCCAGCTTAGGATTAAGTCTTAACGAGAAAAAGTTTTATCTACAGCATTATAAAAAAGGGGTTGAATTTACAGGTTCCGTCGTTAAGCCCGGTCGTGTCTATTGCTGCCAAAGAATATTGACTAATTTCATAGCTACTGTACTCAGAATGAATAATGCCAAAACACTACGTGAAGTGAAATATAGCGTAAGCAGCATCAATTCTTATCTAGGCTTATTGAGGCATTGCGATGAATATGCAAAACGCCGTGAGATACTAGAAATGCTAGATAAAAGACTATATGAATATATTTATTTCAAAGGCCATTTCGAGGCAGTCGTACTTAGAAAACGATTCAGATCAAGAGAAGTGACGTTAAAACACATCAGAGATGGCGATTACTGACAGACAGATTAACAGACCAATAGTGATCTTGCGTACAGACAAAATCAATGTGAATCTGTTATTTTTACTAGAAACGCGATGCACAGTCATTGTGTCGAAAAAAGATAATGAAATACTATTGGAACTTTATAAAAAATAAAAAAAATGACAGAACAATTAATAATCATACTGTTTATAACCGTCGGGATCCTGATCACTCCGCTTGTTTTTATAGCCTTAGACTTCTGGGCGGGGATTCGAAAGGCAAAAATTCGCGGGGAGCGTATCACGTCAGAGGGATGGCGACGGACGACTTACAAAATAAGCAAGTATTATAACATGCTCATACCATTGATGATAGTCGATGTCATGCAGATTGTGGGCTTCTGGTATCTGAACACATACTGCAACTGGTCGGCACCGCTGTTTCCATGGTTGACCTTGCTGGGCGCGATTGGCATAGGGGCGATAGAGATAAAAAGTATCTACGAGCCCGCAGACGCGAAAGAGAGTAAGGAACTTAGGCAGTTGTCTGAATTCGCACAGGCCATCGCAGCCCACAAATCCGACCCTGAAGAAATTGCGAAGGTGATAGTAGCGTATTTAAACGATTCTAAAACGGGCAACACATGAAAATAGATAAACAACAACTTCTGTTCATCATGCCACGCGCGCTGACAAGGGTAAACACCTATCTGCCGCTTTTGAACAGATATTTTGAAGAATTTGAAATCAACACCGCTTT